AGTCCGTTACCGAACTCTTTTCTCATTTTCTCTATATTCTTTTCCATTTTCTTTTCCTTTTTATTGCGGTTTGTCTCATCAGTAATACAGATAACCACTCTGTACTATATACCCACAATTTAGATTGTGGGTATTTCGACATTATTTTATGTTTTTAAGGACTTTTTCTAATTTCCTTAAGTCTTCTATGCTTAGATTATTTATAGCCTCAAAATTGATAGCTTTTTCAAATCCAAATACATCTTTTTTTATTTCTTTCTTTTCCAACCTACACCTCACTTTCTTCAAATATTGATTCATTTCTTAATGCACTAAATATCCATCTTGGCGGTACGCAACCCATAACATCTTGTTCTTCTACTTTGCTATATCTTTCCATTGATACCATTGCTTGCGCTACACCGCACAAAAAGTCTACTTCGCTTGTATTAACACCTTTTCTTGTTCTTTCCTTTAAGCAATCTTCCGCTTCTTCTACTATTCTTTTTCTTAACTCTTTTTTCATATTACTTTCCTTTCCTTTTGTCTTCTTCAATACTTTGTTGTAGTGCTTTTAGAAATAACTCTTCAATTCTAATTGGGGCTACTATTTCGGGGCTGATATATACTTCACCTTTTTCTTTAGCATCTTTTAAATTTTTAATCTCTTGTTCTTTTATTTTCTTATTCATATTACTTTCCTTTTCTATTATTTTTTCCATTGCTTTTTTCTCTGCTTTTACTGCTAATTCTACCATGTTTATACTTTCAAATTTCTTTACCATATTAATATAAAAAAAACCCGCACAAATTAATGTACGGGCTTTTAGTCCTCTCTATTTAGTTAGTTGTTACTGTTTCTTCGTTTTGAGTTGCGTCCTCAATCTCTTTATTAGACTCTGCTTCTTCTAGCTCTCTTTGCATATCTCTAAAAGTATTTTGAGCATCATCAAGATAGCCTTGAGCTTCACAAGCATTATCATCAGCATACTGCGCTTCATATTTAGCATTATCTGCGTTACTTCTTACATCTTCCATTGCGCCTGATGCGCTAGATATAAACCTACCTATTTCTATCATTTTCTCATTAAACCACGTTAGGTCTATGTTGCTTTTGCTATTTGAATTAGTTGCTACTTTTTCTAATATTTCAGTCCTATGACAATCTAGACTATCACATAACTTGTCTACTATTTTACTATCATTTATTAGACCTTGAACGCATTCTCTTACTATTTTATTTTCCATGATATTTTCCTTTATTTTTTTTCTTTGTTTTGTGTTTATCATGTCCCGAAGAACATAAAAAATATATGATATTATAGAATAATAAACAACATAAATATATTTATGTAAATATATATAAATGTATTATATTATTATTGCGAACTAAAACAATAATAAATAATATGGAGTTAAAAAATGGATAAAAGAAAATTACAAGCAGTTATAAACCGTATACAAGATGACGTAAACGCACTAGAAACCTTATTGAAAAGTAAATATGAAAAGCGTGAACAGTTAGACGTTGACGTAATACAAGACCAATATGGCAATGAAGTTGTAGACGTTGATGCGTACCACATAGACCTAGAAATAGATAATATAAACGGTAGTATTGGAGCATATGAAGACGTATTAAAAAGACTGAATATGTTGAAAGAGTCAATTAATAAATAATAGATAACTTATAAATAAAGAGCATAAAAGAAGGAGTATATAAAATGATAGGAACACATAGAACAACAACAACAAACATACCAATTAATAATGAGCAGTCTAGACTAATAGTTACATTTCATAACACCGCAGTCGTTCAGGTGGTTAATGATAGATATGTAATATTAAATAGTGGCGGGTGGTTAACACCTACAACAAAGAGACGTATGAATCAAGCCTCAGACGTTTACAGATTAAACTATTTAGTATATCAGAAGAATTATACATGGTATGTCAAGACACCAAGCACGACCGCAGAGTTTGCAGATTATATTGTAATTGATAAACTGAACGGTGATATACTACCAAGTCTTCCATAGTTCGCACTATACAAACCCCACACTAGCCCCACAAAAAAAGCCCCGACTGTAATGGTTGGGGCTTCTCTTTTGCTGAAACTTCTTAAAATATCTACATATGATTATAATGATATGTTTTTTACAGAATTTTCAACCTATTCTAGAGGGGCATACAGGCACATATAGGGGGGGGTACTTGCGTAAAAAACACTCACACACATTCTAATACTATTTTTAAAACTTTTCCTTTACTTTATAATTATTATACTAATTATAGCTGTTTTGGTGAGTTTTGGGTAGAGACTATCTAATCCCCCTATTATAAATAAAGAGATTAGTCTCAATTCCCATATAGCTGTTTCGGAGCCTGTTTCTTATGGTAGGGTAATCTTTTCTGTTACTAGCTCAATTACCTTCGACTTGCTTCTGACTGTGTAACTAATCCCCTTCTAGTAGTCAATTGTTGTGCGCTATACGCTAGAAGTGTCTAACCAACCCATATAGCATGGCAATATTACAAAATAATAATTATTCTATGCAATCATTATTAATACGATGTATATTATTTTATGGAATTAAAAAAGATAAAAGGCGTAGAACACAGACTTTATGATAGTTATGATGAGTTTAAGGCCTTTCAGGGCGCATTAACGCCCAAAAGTGACTGGCGTCAGGCAAATGAAGGTGATTGGGTATATACAGATGACCATTATGTGGTGCAAATTCTTAAGGTATACTACATTACAGTGCCGAACTCTAAAGAAAAACGCAAATGTGTGCGCACTATATGTGGTAGTTTTGTCTGTAAACAGAAAAATGCTAAGATATTAGGCGAAAATGGCGTTGCAGACAACATTTACACGTTTTCTGGCAATTATGAGTCTATAAATAAAATACGTTCTACTAAATTATCTTCTAAAAAGCTATTGTTTGCTAAATATGTAGCCGCAGGTATAGATATGGAAGAAGCATACAGACGTGTGTACCCAAAAGCAAACGATACGCAGTATATCCGCAATGCGGCTAACAAATTATTACAACAAAAAAAGGTAATGCAAATGGTTAAAGAAGAAATATCCTTAATTTTAAAAGAAGAGGGTGTAACACCAGAGTATATTATACAAAAATACAAAGATATAGCAGACGTTTCTGAAAGAGACCAAGACAGACTTAGAAGTCTAGATGCACTAGCAAAGATGTCTGGTTTATTTGAAACAGAAAAGAAACGTGAAGAACTAACTGTATGGGCTGGTTTTAGCCCTGAACAACTGGAGGCTATCAAAGGTGGAGAAACCAAAGTACTTGCACATAAAGAAAAAGAGTGAGTTGTCTAATAAGATAGACCCTTGCCCTGTATGTGAAAAAAACCTGTATTATGACGAAAACGCTAGTAAAAGAATAGGCGTTATCGAAGAAGACGGTGAGATAAATTCATGGAAATGTCCTGCTTGTAAATCAGAGTTTGATTTGGAAGATAATATTTTGTATATTTATGGCAGCGAAACAGAAGGTGGACAAGCATGAAAACTAAAGATGCAAGATTAAGAAGAGCTGGAGTTAGTGGTTACAACAAACCTAAGCGTACTCCTGGTCATCCTAAAAAATCTCACATTGTAGTGGCTAAAGAAGGTGACAAAGTAAAGACTATAAGATTTGGCCAGCAAGGCGTAAAAACCGCTGGTAAACCTAAAAAAGGCGAGTCGCAAAGACAAAAAAATAGAAGAAAGTCTTTTAAGGCTAGGCATGCTAAAAATATTGCTAAAGGCAAAATGTCTGCAGCGTATTGGGCTAATAAAGAAAAGTGGTAAGGAGGTTACATGGCTAGAGGTAAAAAAAGCACAGTTAACAAAGCAGGCAACTATACTAAGCCTACAATGCGTAAAAACTTGTTTAATAAAATAAAAGCAGGTAGCAAAGGTGGGCCTAGAGGTGTTTGGTCGGCTCGTAAAGCACAAATGCTTGCACGTGAGTATAAGAAAAAAGGCGGAGGCTATAAATAAAAATGTTAAAAAAGTCTCAAAAGTCTTTAAAGAACTGGACAGACCAAGAGTGGGATTACATAAATGCTTCTGATAGACGTAAACCTAAAAAAGATAGAGGTAGGTACTTACCTAAATCTGTTAGACAGGGATTGACTGCTTCACAAAAAGCTAGTGAAAATAGAAAAAAACGTAAAGCAACTCGTTCTGGTAAAGTAAAAGCTAAATATGGTAAAGCAGTAAAAAGCAAAATGAAAGGTATGTCGTGATAGATAAAAAGATTTCTGTAGGGTCTATCCTTACAATAGCGTCAGTTATTATTGGCGCAGCAGTGTCTTATGGTATAAACTCTAATAAAGTTGAAAATATTAAGACTGAACAAGTAAAAACTGTTAAGAAAGTAGAAGCTAACGAAAAAAGTATTGTTAACTTAAAAGTTAGCGTTGCAAAGATAGAAACACAACTAGATAATAGATTTGATAGATTAGAAGAAATATTAATGGACCTTGAATGATAGTATCTAAATTAATAATAAACGCTGTAGCTAAACATTTTAGCTTAGATAAAATTATGAAGTATGTATTTGAAGATAATGAATTAGATAAAAAAACAAAAGAACTTGAAGGTAGAATTGAGTTGTTAGAAGTATTACAGAAAATGCCTAGAAAATTTAAATGTGATTGTGGTAAGGAGGGATAATGCCAAGATTTGGAAGCAGGTCAAGAAAAAATTTAGCAACATGTCATGAAGATTTACAGGATTTATTTAATGAAGTTATTAAACATGTAGATTGTTCTGTTATTGAAGGACACAGAAGCAAGGAAAGGCAAAACAAACTTTATGAAGAAGGTAAAACTAAAGTTAAATACCCAAATGGTCGTCATAACGCTAGTCCTAGTAGGGCTGCTGATGTTGTTCCCTATCCTATTGATTGGAATGATAGAGAGCGTTTCCACCTTTTTGCTGGCTTTGTCTTGGGCATTGCTCAATCTATGGAAATAAATATTCGCTGGGGAGGCGATTGGAATAAAAACTTTGAGGTAGATGATAATAATTTTGATGATTTTCCTCATTTTGAGCTTATAAAGGATTTTTAATATGAAACAAAAACAAGCAGGATATGATTACGAAGAGTTTAAGTCTCAACCTTATCGTGAGCGTAGTTTATTAGAAGCTATATATAACTATACTGCATACGGTGTATCTCCTAGTGAGTTAAAAGGCGCACATTCAGAAATAGATAAATTAATAGAAAATGCAGACCCTAAAGCTAAAATAGCTGAAGTTGCAACTATATCTATGAATAGAGACTTAGAAAGATTATTTAGAGTTTTAAACCCAGATAGCACAGTAAAAATGATTTCTGTTCTTGGAGACAGATTTCTTGATGATGAGCAGTTTGGTAGTTTAGACGCTGGTCTTCGTGCTAGAGCTATTCGTTCTATGAATGAAAGGCCAGAATATAAAGGGATGGATAAGAATTTAGCTGCATTTTTATTAGCGGCAGCAAGAAACAACCCTTATCAACCTTAATGGCCAATTTAAATCTTAATGGTAATGTTAGTAAAAATGAAGAAGCTCTTCATTTAGCATACAATGATTTAATTACATTTGGCAAACTATTTAGCCCACAAGACTTTTTAGCATCAGCAACACCTGATTTTCATAGGCAAGTTGGTGAATTATTTTTAAACCCACAAAAACAGCAATTAGCACTTGTCTTACCTAGAGACCATGCAAAGTCTACTATGGCTGCTACTGCTATTATGCATAAGTTTTTGTTTGCAAGCAAAGATGAGCCTCAATTTATAGCATGGGTAGGTGAAGCACAGGACCAGGCTGTAGATAACATTTCATGGATTCAAAATCATATTTATAGTAATCCAGCTATACATTACTACTTTGGAGACCTTGAAGGTGATAAGTGGACTAAAACAGAGTTTACACTTAAAAATGGTTGTAGAATGATTGGTAAAGGTGCATCGCAAAGATTAAGAGGTAAAAAACAAAACTCTACAAGATATACTGGAATTGTGCTAGATGACTTTGAATCAGAGCTAAATACTAAAACGCCTGACTCTAGACGTCAAATAAAAGAATGGGTTACAGCTGCGGTATATCCAGCTATTGATTTTGATAAAAAAGGATTTTTATGGTGTAATGGAACTATTGTACATTATGATAGTTTTTTAAATGGACTAGTCACTAAACATCAAGAATGTCAAAAAACAGGTGAAGAGTTTGCTTGGGAGGTGTTTACTAGAAAAGCTATAGAAGATGGTAGTCCTATATGGCCCTCTAGATGGCCTATTAAAAAACTAGAAGAACGTAAACAGTTTTATATAGATTCAGGCACACCTGCAAAGTTTTACCAAGAATACATGAATCAGGCTAAATCGCCTGAAGACCAAATATTTAGCGAGGAAGATATAAATAATGCACAGTATAAAGGTTATGCTAGGTATGACCAAGAGTATGATTCTTGGTATATTAAAATGGATGACGGGAGACAAGAGTACGTTAATATATACATTGGTGTTGACCCTGCCTCAACAGTTGGTGTTAGGAACGACTATAGTGTTATTATGGTTATTGGCGTTACTGATAGCTATGATTACTATGTTATTGAATATTGGAGGGAACGAGTTTTACCGATGGACTGTGCAGACAAGATATTTGAAATTGCAAAACGATACCAGCCGATACGAAGAATAAACATAGAAAC